TAACAGCTTTAGCAGATGATTCAGTTGTAACATATGATAATGTTGCCTTTACAGTACATTTAACAAATGATATTCAAGAGTTTGGTGCTGTAGGTACAGCTAAAGATGGTGCATTATTGTATCAATTTGAATTTGATGTAGAAGAATCTCTATAGTGAAAAAATATAAAATTACACACAAAATAACTGCTGATTTTATTGCTGAAGTAATTGTCAATGAAGATGAAATTGATACTGAAATTAACGATCTTAAAGAATATAAGAAACCTAATAGCAAATTTGAATATACTATGTTAAAAGGTACAGAAAGTGTAACCCAAACAAACTACGAATTATATGACGAGAAGCCTGACAACAGCAGTAAAGAACGAACTAGCAACAAATGATATTAAGCCTGTTCATCTTATTACTATTGGCTTCAGCACTCCTGTTAATATAACAGATTGCTCTTTTTCTCTTACATCATCAGTTTCAGGTGCTAGTGTTACCTACACAGCTAGTGATTTTATCATGGGTATATCTAACCATAGCGAACAAACAGATTTAAGCAAAGCTACTTTAAATTTAACCTTATCTGGTGCAGATCAAACATTTATATCTACAGTTTTAAATGAAAATGTTACAAATGACACAGTAGATATTTATAGAGGATTTTTAGATAGTTCAAATGCTATTATATCTGACCCTTTCTTACTTTACAAAGGACATATAGAAAGTTTTGCAATACAAGAATCAGATAATGCAAGTTCTGTTAATTTATCTATTGTTTCACATTGGGCAGATTTTGAAAAAAAGAATGGTCGTAAAACAAACAATACGTCTCAACAAAGATTTTTTAGTACAGATGTAGGTATGGATTTTTCATCTCAAACAGTGTTGGATATTAAATGGGGTAGATCATAATGTTTAATTGGTTTGATAAATTCTTAGTAAAAATAGCTAAAAAAATATTAAATAGATATGCACCAAAAGGCGAATTTATTGCCTATATAAACGAAAAAGAAGAAAAGATTTTAAAAAAATTAGGTGGATATGGAAAACCTATAAATGAAACAGGAATTAAATCTTTTATAAATATAGGGAGTGCACTTAAAAGTGCAGTAAGTTTTGTAACAAAAAAAATACCTATTTTATCAAATCCTCTTGTTCAACTTGGTGTTAGTTTATTTTTATCTTGGGTATTAAAACCAAAAGTTCCAGATTTACCTGATTTTGGAGATAATCAATTTGAAAATTTTGAAAAAGGTTTATTAGTCAATAAACAATCTAATGACGCAAATATCCCTGTAATTTATGGAGAAAGATTAACAGGCGGAACTAGGGTATTCATGGAAACTTCAGGAACAGATAATACCTATTTATATATGGCTATCGTTTTAGCAGAGGGAGAAGTGAACGATATAACAGAAATTAGAGTAGATGATAAAGCTGTTACTTGGGCATCTGATTTAACAGATAATACAGCAGTTGAAGTTAATAGTTCTGATAGTAATTTTTATAAAGATGGAGAAAGTTTAATTAGAGTAGAACCTCATTATGGAACTGATGGTCAATCAGCATCATCTTTATTATCAACATTATCATCTTGGGGAAGTAATCATAAATTATCTGGTTTATGTTATTTAGCAATACGATTAAAATGGAATCAAGACGCATTTGCTGGTCTTCCAAAAATACAAGCTAAAATACAAGGTAAAAAAGTTGTATCTTATAATTCAAGTTTAGTAGCACAAACTGCGGCTTATTCAACTAATCCAGCATGGTGTTTATTAGATTATTTAACAAATGCAAGATATGGAAAAAGTCTAGCAATAAGCGAAATAGATTTACAAAGTTTTTATGATGCCTCAGTTATTTGTGCCACACAAGTTACACCTTATTCTGGTGCAAGTGATATAAATATTTTTGATACAAATGTTGCTTTAGATACTTCAAAAAATATTATAGAAAATGTCAGAGAACTTATAAAAGGTTGCAGAGGTTATTTACCATATCGTTCTGGTAAATACAGTTTGGTTATTGAAACCACAGGAACAGCCACAATAACATTAACAGAAGATGATATTATTGGTGGATATTCATTAAGCACTCCAACTAAAAACGAAAAATTTAATAGAGTTATAGTTGGTTTTGTTAATCCTGATAGAAACTTTCAAGTTGATGAAGTTCAGTTTCCACCTATTGATGACTCAGGATTAGATGTTGCAGATCGTCATGCTACTTTAAAAGCGGCAGATGGTGGTTTTTTATTAGAGGGTAGATTTTCATTTTCTACTATCACATCTCCATATCAAGCTGAAGAACTTGCTGAAGTTATTTTGCGTAGATCAAGAGAAGCAATAACATTAGGATTAACTGTTAGTTTTAATGCTTATGATTTAGCTATTGGAGATATAGTAAATATTACACATAGTTCATTAGGTTTTTCTGCAAAAGGATTTAGAGTTGTTGGAATTACATTTAATGAAGATTATACAATAGGTTTATCATTAGTAGAATATCAAGCATCACATTATACTTGGGCTACAAAAACTCAAGTTGCTAGTACACCATCAACTAATTTACCTAATCCATTTACTATCCAACCACCAGCAAGTGTTACATTATCAGATACATTGATTGAATATAATGATGGAACTGTAATTGTAGCTTTAGATGTGGCCATAGGTGCTTCTCCTGATAGCTTTATAGATTTTTACCAAGTAGAATACAAATTAAGCACAGATTCAGATTTTATTATTTATGCACAAGGGTCAGGATTAAACCACAGAGTTCTAAATGTAATTGACCAACAAACTTATGATGTAAGAGTAAAAGCTGTAAATAGTTTAGGTGTATCTTCTAGCTATGTATCTGCACAAAGAAAAATCGTAGGTGCTATTGAACCACCATCAGATGTAACTGATTTTTCATGTAATATTTTAGGACAAGAAGCACATCTAGGTTGGGAACAAATATCTGATTTAGATTTAGCATTTTATAATCTTAGATTTTCAGAAGCTACAGATGGAACTGCTGATTGGCAAAACTCAGTTGCATTAGTTGAAAAAGTATCAAGACCAGCAACATCAATATCAGTACCAGCTAGGGCTGGAACATATCTGATAAAAGCAGTTGATAAATTAGGAAACTTTAGTTCAAATGCTACAGCAGTAATATCTAATGTTACAAGTGTTACAAATTTCAATAATATAACAACACAATCAGAACACCCTACATTTGCTGGAACTAATACAAATACAGTAATAAGTGATAATGCTATTGAATTAGATTCTTCAGAATTATTTGATGCGGCTTCTGGAGACTTTGATGATGAAACAACTAGATTTTTTGATTCTGGTGTTGCTAATGCTGACTTTGTATCATCAGGTAATTATGAATTTGCAAATGTAATAGATATAGGTGCTAAACATACTGCAAGAATAACAGCTTCACTAACTCAAACATCAGATAACCCAGACGACTTGTTTGATAACAGAAGTGGTAATTTTGATTCTGCACCCTCAAACTTTGATGGAGACGTTGCCGCTAATTGTAATGCACATATAGAAATTGCAACTTCTGATGACAATACAACATATACAGCTTTTAGAACATTTGTAATTGGAGAATATACAGCAAGATATTTTAAATTTAGAGTAGTATTAATTTCAAGGGATAATGCTTCAACTCCTGTAGTATCAGCAGTAACAGTAACTATAGATATGCAAGATAGAATATTTAGTGGAAATGATATAGTTTCTGGTGCTGGAACTAAAACTGTAACATTTACAAATCCATTTAAAACTGTTAATTATGCTGTGGGTATCACAGGAGAAAATATGGCAACAGGAGATTTTTTTGTGGTAGAAAACAAAACTATAAATGGTTTTGATGTAACTTTTAAAAATAGTTCTAATTCAGCAGTATCAAGAACATTTGATTTTATTGCAAAAGGATTTTAAAAGGAGTATAAGAAATTATGGCACAACATGACATGAATATCGCTAACCAATCTTTTCCTAGTTTTAGGACAGATTTAAATAACGCACTTTCAGCTTTAAACACAATGCACTCAGGTACATCAAGACCAAGTGGTGCGGCTGTTGGAACTCTTTGGCTGGACACGACTAATTCAGGTTCAAATAGTTTAGAAATAAAATTTTTTGATGGTTCAGATGATATTTCATTTGCAACTGTTGATACATCTGCAAACACAATAAACTTTATTGATAGTGCTGTTGCTTCAGACCTAGTAAATGATACATCTCCACAATTAGGTGGAAACTTAGATGTAAATGGTAACGATATAGTTTCAACATCAAATGCAGATATTGATATTATTCCTAATGGAACAGGAGATGTTAATTTAGGTGCAGA